TTTGTAAGTCTGTCATTCTAATTTAGTTTTGTATATTTTGATATTTTTGCGCTTTTAAACCCCGCCAGCGCATAGCGGAAACCGTTAGGTGCAAGTTTTATTTTAATTTTTTCCCACCGCACTTCGGTTTTTTCAAAACCGTTAGGAAAAGAGAGTTGGTTGTTGTTCATAGTTCGTTATTAATATTTCAGTTCGTCTATTTTTTAGGTTCTGTCTTTCCCCAATTATTATTGTATTAAGTCCTTTTTTTTGAGCTTGTTCAAGTATAAATGGGTGGTCAAACTCACTTACTGCAAACTTGCATTTTGACTGCATAAGCAAATTAAAAAGGTCTTCACTATCCTGTTCTGTAAATGAAGTTTCATAATTATCATCAGTACCCAAATATGGCGGGTCGCAGTAAATAAAAGTATCATCTGAATTTCGTTCTCGAAGTTGTTCAAAAAAACTTCTAAAATCACGGTTTGCAAACTGCACGTTTTCAAGATACTTTTGAGTCGCATCAATGTTTTTTAATATAATGCTTTTAGGGTTTTCAGTTCCAAAACACATAGTTGTTCCTTTGCCTAAATAAGTGAAATTTGAAAGGAATATAAAACGCAAAGCCTTTAATATTTCATCTGTTTCCTTGTTCTGTTTCCAATGCTTTAATAATCCTTCGTGAACAGGCATTTTAATAAAGGCTTCAATAAAATCGTCTTTTCTGTGCATTATTACATTAAACAGGTTAAATACATCATTATCGTAATCATTCACGATGTTATACTTGGCTTTACGTTTATTAAAAAACATTCCACCTGCTCCAAAAAAAGGCTCTACATAAACCTTATGTTCAGGAAATTTAGTTTGTATCATTTCCGCTATTTTGCTTTTGTTTCCTAATCTTCTTAAAATCATAAATTGCCCACGCTAAAAATTAAAATAAAACCAGACACCTAACAGCGTATATGCGCCATTGAAACGAGCGCATATACGCCTACCGTTATGCCCCATTTAAAGACCTCCGAACATTCAGCCGTTGTAATTTGAAATCTGAATGTTCGAATGGTAATTTTTTACGAGACATAGTATAATCAATTTTATCTTTGAGTTCCGCATATTGCGGATATTGCTCAAAGAAAGGTTTAAGGCTTCCGTAAGCCTCAAACCTGTCGGTAAATATTGCAAGTATTATTCTCATTTTATGATGTAAATATCAAGTCCGTATATCTTCATTTTTAACCCAGAATCTTTCAAATCACTCATTATTGCGGTTGTGTTTGATAATCCGAGTAATTCAATGTAAGCAATGCAATTTTCAACTTTTCCAAACCATCCGTTAATAACTGTTTTTGCTTCTGGGTAAATTTCTGAGAAACCTACTTTGTTGTAGTGCTTTTCGATTATGTTTTCAAGTGCTTTCATTTTCTTATCATTTAATTACACTACAAATATACAACGGATAATTGTAATTTCCAAATAAAAAAGCAATTATTTTTCATTTAATTGTAAATTTATAATGATTCTAAATAATAAACGGGGCATAACCTGCGGTATAGTGCAGTTTGCCAGTTACGGTAGTGGTAAAGAGAAAGTGTCTGCAAGGCAAACCGACACCATACCGCCAGCAGTTATCGGCAACCTTAAAAAGACAGCGTACCTTGTTTGATACTTTCTGAAATTCGTTTGATTGCCTTGTCGATATATTCTTTGTCGATTTCACACGCTGTTAAGTGTAAGTTCATTTTATCTAATCGGTTCGCTTTATCAACTGCTAAGGCTATTGACCCGCTGCCGAAGTGGGTGTCAAGGATTTTCTGATTCGGCTTTGCATAATTTCTCAAAATCCAATCATATAGCATTATTGGTTTTTGAGTTGGATGTATTTTATTTTGCCCTGTTTCGTGTTTTGCTGCACTTCCGCACCAATGTATTTTGGCTAATCTTACAGGGCTATCAAATGAAGTCCAAGCCATTTCGCCATCAGCAAATAAACTATCTCCGTTGTTTTTATCCCAAAATATCCAACAAGGGCTATCTCTTTGTATTTTGCTCATAAAATAATTTCCACCCCATACGATTTGATTTTTAGATACCCTGAACAACTCATCCCAGTATTCTTGCGTAGGTGTATATTTATCCCAATCCTTTGCTTTAAATTTTGTTCCTCCTGCTTTACTTACCCATCCATTTGCAAGTTTTTCAGCAATATCAATCCCATACGGTGGGTCAACAATAGCCAAGTCGAAATACTTATCAGGGTATTGCTTCATAATTTCCATACAATCAGCGTGGAAAAGAGAAAGAAAAGGCAGCCGATAACACGGTATAAAACCAATAGCGGTTTCGGTGGTGTTCGGTGCGTTTGTGGTTTCTATATTCATTCGTTTAATTTTGAAAGTTATTACTATTTAATCCGCTACTGGTCTTATACCCAACCCGTTAGCCACAATACGAAGAAAGCCTCCGAACGGCAACATCGTAGTATTGTTTTTCCTTTTCAATGCCAATTGATTTGCGATTTAATTTTAAACAAGCAAGGTTTAGCGTACCGCTTCCGCAAGTATTGTCTAAAATCATATCTCCCTCGTTTGTGTAGGTTTTTACAAGGTATTCCATCAATTCCAAAGGTTTTTGTGTTGGGTGTTCATTCTTTGTTTTGTCAGCGTTGGAAAATGTTAAAATACTTTTAGGGTATTTCATTTCGCTTTTATCGCTTCCATTATTAAATAGTGTGCTTTGCCCTAAAGTATCTGTTTTGTGTTGTTTTTTACCTGCTCTACTCCATTTCATCCCAACTCTCATTTGTGGGTTGTATGTAGGTTGCTTATCGTAAAAGCATACAATATCCTCGTGGCATCGCATCGGTTGTTTTTTCGCCAACATTGGGTTCGTTACAGCCACTTTATCCCAAACCAAAGTATATTTAAACATTTTCAAATCATTGCTTATTAATATACTTGTAAATGGTTGCGAAGCAGTTAAAACAATTACTCCGTTTGGCTTCAATACTCTTTTATATTCTTTCCAAAGTTCATTAAGCGGTAAAATGCTATCCCATTTACAAGCGGTTGTACCATAAGGCAAATCGCAAATTATGGCATCTATACTCTTATCATCAATAAAAGGAAAAACATCAAAGCAATCCGCATTAACCAACGTACTGTGGCTAACACGTGCTATATCCCATTTGGGTTTGTTTTGTGGTAAATTCAACATTCGTTCTCGTATTAAAAGTTATTGTAAATTGATATTTCTGAGCTTCGTAATCCCAAACGGTACATAGCACCAAACGTTAGGTGCAATGCCTAAAAGAGCCTCGCCTGACTTTTGAAGTTATCGAAACGCTTGTTTGCGGCATTAAAATACTCCTCATCAATTTCAAATCCGACAAAGTTTAGACCCGCCTTATCTGCTGCAATCCTACTGGCTTGGCTTCCGCAATGTGTATCTAAAATCAAATCGCCTTCTTTTGCATAATTAGCATAAATCCAATCATACAGCTTTATCGGCTTTTGTGTGGGGTGTATAGTCCCGTCCTTTAATAATTCTACTCTGTTAATCTTCACTACCCTTGTGGGACAATCAAAGCTACTGTATGCCAATTCTGCATCACTCATAGTTAGTCCTTCCTGACCTTTGTACCATACTATCCACCCTTTTGTGCCTTTATTCAAATGTTCTACAAAGTAGTTAGCACCCCACACAATTTGATTTTTAGATACACGCCAAAGCTCAGCAAAGTATTCGGCTGTTGGTATTTCATTATCCCATCCTTTAAATTTATGCTCCTTTCTGTTTGCTTTCGGATTGTTCAAGTTAATACTTTTCTTTTGCCCATCAATGCCAATCCCATAAGGCGGGTCAACTACTGCCAAGTCAAAATAATTATCGGGATAATGCCGCAAACCAGCGACACAGTCCATTAAATAAACTTCCGAATAAGGCACTGCACCTAACATAGGTTTGCCGCAATGGCGGGGTGCAGTGGTTATGTCAATCTTTTTTGCTTCTATCATCATTTGTTCTGTTGTTAAAATTTAGTACTTCTAAGCCGCCACTGACGGCAAGCCTTTTTCCGTTACCGCCAATATTAAGACGGCTCTATCAATTCGACTACGGCAGCCATGAAAAGCATTTGCCCCATCGGATTTTCTTGATATGTTTCTGTCTGACTGATTTTAAGCAAAGCAGGGATTTCTTCCAAATTATTTGCTTTCATAACAGCTTGAATAATGTGCGTATAAGGCTCTAATTTTGCCTTGTATTCATCTCTGAAAAATCGTTTTGCTGTATCTCTACATTCGTAAAGTTTTGCAGCCATTTGTACTTGATTCATATAATTAGTTTTTAAGTGATTAAACAAAATACTGGCGGTAACACGTGCTATATTTCAGTTTGCCAGTAAACTTTTTCGGTAGCCTGATAAATTCTGCAAGGCAAACCGAAAACATAGCACCATTCGTTATGCCCAATAAAAAACGACACCTGTTCCAACTTCTTTACGTCTTTTCTTATTGAGTAATCTTTTCACTTTCTTTTTATATTTCCTGTTTTTACGCTGGTTTTTCACGTATCGGCATTGTTCACAATGGCACACCCAAATTTTACTGGGCATAACATCGGATATAAAATCATTGCCGTTTTCATTTGTTATTGAAGTTATGTGCAATTTACTCATATTGTTGTATTTCGATAGTTAGTACGTTTTAATAGGCAACATTTCATATCCGTAGCCGTTAGCGGTCATTTTTTGCCTCCTCAATCTTGTTTCTTATCATATCTCCTCTAAGCAGAAATTCTGAATCATAATATCTGCTAGGATTCTTGAGGTGTATGTAAACCCTGTCAATCGCTTCCCTCAAATACAGAATGTAATCCTCCTGCGCCTGAATGATCTTATCCTTCTGCTTCAGCTCATCGGAAAGCAGTCCGATATAATTCTCCTGCTCCCTAATCATTGGATTTTTATTCGCAATATCTCCACGCACCGATGGCATCGGGGTTGTGCTGTCTGACAATTTTGTAGTTTTCATTTCTGTTCCTTCTTTTATTTTGCGTTTAAATCGTTTTTAAGCCACTTTTATTTTCAGCCGATAACTTCATCGACTTTTAACAGAAAGTGTCTTATTCGGGCCGTGGTGAAGCCGTATGGCAAATTAACCACCTTCCGGCCAGTTCCCTTTAAATTTTTCTGAGTTTATCGTCACATTTTTCGGGATCCCGGTTTTCCGGTAGCGGTCCAGGATCCACCCGATCGTGCCGGGCAGTCCTGGTTCCCGCTCTTTAAATTCAATTTTTGGCGCTTTTTTCATAGTAGCCATAACCGTCTTTGATTTTGTATTCATATCCAAACCGTTTTGGATCATCCGCCCGAAGCTCCCGCAACCTGCGCTGGATATTACCGTCAAGTGGGTTGTATGGAAGCGTTATACTCCTGACTCTATTAATGAAAGTTCTAATCGTAAAAATCGGCTTCATGTCATCAAACGCCATTGTGGCGGCTGATCTGACTGATATTTCTCCTTTTTTCATTGTTAAAATAAAGTTGTTTTTGGTATTTCTTCGTACGATAGGAAAACCCGGTCGGCCTTGTATTCCTCTTTGACCTTCGCCCGGTAGTCTGCAATGTCGTCGGCCTGATCATCCGGGTAAATGACCTTAGTGACCTCCCCGACCGGTAGCGGAATAATGACCGAAATTTTCAGTATCCGATAACTCATAATTTTGCGAGAATTTCACGTTTAATTTTTACGGCTTCTGCGATCCGGGCTTTCAGCAGTTCTATATCCACGGGGTCGGCGTCAACGGTCAGGGCCACAAGTCGGTATTCTGGTTCTATCTCCGGGAAGTAGCTTACAAAGTCCCATTCTTTCAACCCCGTTACGGCCATGCACATTTGCACCTGCCAATAATATTCCGGGCGCTCGGCTTTGAACTGATCCACGGTTTTTATCATCATATTTTGAACATGGTGAACCGGGTTCATGGGGCATTTTATCTCCAGCCCCTTCCTATTTGGAAGCATCCTGTTTTCGGTGTCAAATTCCACGACCAAACCATCTGGGGATGCTCCGGCCTCGTCACACCACGGGGCCACGATAAACGGCTGCTCTGATACCGCCACACCTTCGCCATTCGAATAGGCCCGCTTAGCGTAGGGCTCCAAATCTGTTCCCCGTTGCATGGCATAGGTGGTGATCTCAGGCATTGTGGCGCCTAATTCTTCGGCTACCTTCTCCAAAATGTAGGTTTCTCCTGTCTTTCCGAGTCCTTTTGCCCCCATCAGCTTGTGGATTTCGGAGGCGGTAAATTTACCCCGCCTCTGTTCCTTCCATTCTTCTGTGCGCTGGTCAATCATAATTCAATATCAATTATTTTAAATGTCATTGACGTATCCGTTCTGCTCATATCGTCACTTATTGTTAAACTCATATTTTTTGGAATAGCATTCATCCCCATGATTTCAATTAGTTTTTTAATTAAAGAAATGTTCCCAATCCGGAAACTTGTTGCTCCTTTGTAAAGTTTTAACGAATACCCTCTTTTGCTAAATACAAAGAATACCTCTCCCGTGATGTTATTAACTGCAAAATTCAAATAAGTTAACCCTCTGCTAATAACCTCGTTAGTTAACTCTCTGCTAAAGCTTAAATTGGCCTCAGTTTCACTTGATGACGTGATTCTTATTTTATTTGCGGCTATTCTGTTATACCCGCCTTTTATCCTCATTGTTGATAAATCAATGATTTCAACCGGATTTTCTACATTGTAGTTCATAATTGCGCTTGTTTTAAATTGGTTATTAAATTTTTTATTTTGTTTTTCCGTTTGCCCTTCTCACCGTTACCGGCTCGTCGTCTGCAAAGGCGGCTTCTATCGGGTCGTTATCGACGTATTCCACTGCCCCGGATTCCACGTCACGGACTACACCCTGATCGTATTTAACGGCGTTTTGCATTTCAATGGAGAGAATCCCCCACCGGCTGATTAGGCTTTTAAGCACGGTTTTTCTCGCCATACTCTCGAAGTCATCCTTCCATAACCCGAAACCCTTTTTGTAGGTCTGAGAGTAGCGTTTCCCGTGGCGTTCGATCTTCTCAATCGGCCAGTATTCCATTTTCTCAAAGCCGTTAACAAGCCTGAAATAAGCGATGTACCCGACTATCTTATCGGATTTCTTCCCGGAGAAATCAAAGGTGTATTCGCCCGTCACCCGGTTTTCTCCGGTCATTTCACCCTCATATACCTCCGTAACATTGATAGTCTGATACTGCCCGGAGCGCATGGCAAGCTGGATAAGCCCCTTATACATGATTTGAAATGATGCCTGATTCCCGAACGGCACCACGGCGGCAAAGCCCAGGTTTGGATCAAGGGGAAGATTAAGGGAGGCGGCCACGACGGCGGCAGATACTACCGTCATTGGGTCGCACTTCGATAGGGCGGAGGAATTGTTGACCATTACGGCCAGATTCGCGGTAAACCCCGCTGCCCGTTCTTTGAGAATTTCCTCAAATTTTGCCTTTACATTCTGATTCGACAAAAGGCTCTTAACTGTTGCTGGTGTGTTCATAATTATTTTCTTTTAGTGTATTCGCCAAGGATCAAAAGTCTTCTCAACAAATCCTCCGCCGCTTGTGCTTTTCTGCGGAGTTCACATAAATCATTCAATAGGTCGTAGAGTTCTTCACTAACGGTAACCGTTGTGGGTTCAGGTATTAAATGCGGTTCAATTGGTTTGTTCTTCTTTGTTGATGCTTTTGTATTTTCAGCGTGCGCGGCGTACAATTCATCAATGATTTTGTCTGTAAAATCCACCATTACGGAATAAATCCCGCTTCTTATTTTTTTTATGTACCCCAAACTCTGGGCGATAGTGAAAACCCCGTTTCCGACATGGTGCTTTAAGGAAAGTTCTTTTCTTGAAATCTTTTTCCCGATCGCTGAAAAGTAGGCTAATTCCCTAACCATTTGCCTGACCTTCTCGTTCCTTTGTTTCTTTGATAAATTTGTTCTCATAATAAGTTGAATTAAATTGGTTTTAAATAAATAATACTCACCTTAATCCTCAAATTTTTTATCGAATCCCGAAGGTGTCGGGTAACTGTGCGTCTCCTCCTGCTCATCGGTGACCTCTGCATAAGTAAGCACGGCCAGCACGACGAAACCGATCAGTGAGAAAAAGGCCAT